AATGCAGAAAAAGGTTGTTAAACCTTTTCTGCATTTAATGTACTATCTCACACAGCAAAAGTCAAGAGATAAATGCAGAATAAGGTAAAATTTTTTAGACCGCCTTCTCCTCGATCTCCATGGCCGTCGTAAATGCCCGCTTTGCTGTCGCCCATCCAAGCCGCTCCCGCGGGTAGTCGTTCATCCACGCCTCGATTTCTTTTACCTCTCGCCTCGTCAGGTTCGAGAAGTCCGTCCCCTTCGGCAGGTGGCGCCGGATCATGCGGTTTCCCACCTCATTGCTCCCCCGCTCGTATGCGGAGTATGGGTGGCAGTAGTAGATGCGCGTCCTCGGCCTGGCCCGCTTACAAGATGCCTCCATCCCGGCGCAGTCTGCGAACTCGCTGCCATTGTCCACGGTCACGCTCTGGAATATCTCTCTGAACCGCCTCGGCCCAAACCTTCGCTCCAGCCGGTTCAGCGCGGCAACGACGCTGCCCGTGGTTCCGTCCGGCATTAACTCGATGATCTCGTAGTTTGTTTTTCTCTCCGTGAGGACCAGGAGGCGCTTTTTGGAATTTTTGGCCGACACCACTGTATCCATCTCCCAGTGTCCGGCCGAACTTCTTTCGTTGATTTCCTGCGGCCTGGTTTCTATGCTCTCTCCCCGTGGCAGTCTCGCTTCCCGCACCTTCCGGTATACTTTCTTTTTCTTCCCGCGCATAGGCAGATCCTTGTTTGTCAGGCGCCGGAACACCCCCTTTGTGATGTAGGAGTACAGCGTCCACTCGGAGATCTCCACCGAGAAGATCCGCCCCTCCTCCTTGATCTTTGCCAGGGCGGCCGCTGGGGAGTAATGGTCGTTGATGATCTTGTCCTCTATGTATTCCGCCAGGCTCCGGTCGGTACCAATTTTCAGATCCGGCCCCTTTGCCTGCAGGTTTTCCTGGTATTTTCTCTGTGCTGTTTCCGGGCAGTACACCTCCACGTCCACCAGTTCAGACGTCTTTTGCTGCGTCAGCCCTCGCTTGATCTCCCGGTAGATGGTAGAGTTATGCACATGTAGCGCGTCCGCAATCTCCCGCACGGTCCGCTTCTCTTTCAGCATTTTCTCGATCTTCAGTCTGTTTTTCCACGTCAGGTGACTAAATCTTCTCTCTCCCATCGCCGCGCCCTCCCTTAAAAGTTTATGTTAATAAACCATAAAAACGCAGAATTTGTCAATACCCAAGACCGTCATATAGCACAAATCCCACAGGCTTATAGCCTGTGGGATAATTTTTTTATTTCTCTCCGTCTCCGGTCAGCAGCCAGTCCGATGTGACGCCAAGCACGGCGGCCAAGGCCCACAGTTCGTAGTCCTGCACCATCCTGGTTCCGCTCTCAATCCGGCTTACTGCATCCTGCTCCAGGAGTACGCCTTCCGTCTGCACTTTTGCCGCCAGGGCAGCCTGGGACAATCGCAGGTAAAGCCGGCGCATCCGCACCCGTTCCCCCGAAATGTTCCTCCGCCCTTCAAAGTCGTTTGCCTTCATGCGTTCCTCCCTGTGATTTTATGGGAATATCCAGTATTTTATTTGACTTTACCATGAAATGCAGGTACACTCATGGTAATATCCCATAAAAACAAAGAAAAAGGCGGTGTTACGTGTGAAGGTTCTAATCTGGCTCGTCTGCATCCTGGTCTACTCCGCAGCCGTTTCTGTTCTCAATCTCGCCGGCGTAGGGCTGGGAGGCGTCCCGGTTGTGCTGCTGGCCATCCTCTTGATCTTCCTGCCGGCTCCCGCCCTCTGCCGGCTTCTGGACCGCCGCCGGCAGCAGCGGCAGGAGGCCGCCACGGATCCGCCTGCGCCGGCTCCTGCACCCGCGCAGGATCGACGGCCCTTCCCGGTCGAAAAGGTCCTGATTTCTCTTGTCGTTCTGTTCGTTATTGCGGCCTGCTCCCTCCAGTCTTATCACGCCGGCGTTGAAAAGGGCATGCTTTCCGCGGAGGCGCTGCGTGATGAAATTTCAGAGGACGGGTACAGGGAAGGGTATGGCGTCGGTTATGAAGCCGGCGCCGCGGAAGGTTCAGATGCCGTCTACCAAGAAGGGTACAACGATGGATATTCGGACGGTAAATGGCTGTACTACTGGGAGGTTTGGTTCTTCCGAAACAACGCCTGCATTGTGACAACAGGCGGTGAAAAATACCACCATTATGGCTGCTACCACATTGGCGACAGTTCCTATTGGATCTATAACGTAGAATTGGCGGAGGCGAAAGGCTACACCCCGTGTCTGGATTGCTGGGAGGACGGGCTGTGCGATGAAAGCCTGCTCTCCTTGCCTCCGCTTGGATAATCTTCATAAGAAAGGCCAGGGGCAAAGCCCCCGGCCTTTTCTTTTACCCCAGCCTCGGCAGTGAGATCGTCGGGAGATCCGTTTCTCCCGCCGTCTGTCCCAGCCTCGGCAACTCTACGGTTTCTTCCTCGTCTCTGGCGTGCAGGGCGTTGTATACCTGCTGCCCTGTCATTGTGTCGAACGGATTGTTGGTTGCCTTCCAACTCTTGTTCTGCAGTTGCCACAGGACCGCCTTCTCCCGGACGGTCAGCCCCTGCATGGAACTGATCGCCCGCGTGGCCTCGTCCTGGCTTGTGCTCCCGTTCTCGTCGATCTCCTCCACGTTCTCCCGTGCCTGGACGTACATGGCCGGCGTCACGCCGAACTCGTACCCGGTTTCCACCTTTGCGTACTCGCTCTCTCCCATGAGGGTCCCCAGGGCGGCCAGTTGCTCCTGATCCGACAGGCCGGATGTCACCACCGCCTTGTACCGCTGCATGCTGGTCACGGTGTCCGAACCTTCCTCCGGCTCCAGCCCGGCGAAGATCTCCGTCAGGTTGTAGGCGCTCTCCGTATCCAGTCCCGCCTCGGTCAGTGCGGCATACCGCTCCGCCTGGGCCGGAATGATGGAGAAGAAGGCCAGTTGCTCCTTTACGGCCGCCGCCTGGTCCTCCCGGTACCGCTCGTCCGCCCACCTGGCCAACTCCGTCGCCTTGTCCGTGGCCTTCATGTCCTCGTCCGCGTCCAACTCTGCGTAGCGGTCGTAGGCGTCCATCACGTCGTCCCAGGTCATTCCCGTGTCCATGAGGGCCTGGAACTTCTCCACGCGGCTTGTCGATGTCGGGTTCAGGCCTCGATACAGGTCCAACTTCTGCTCGTCCGTCAGGTTCAGCGCCCGGATAATATCCCGTTCCTGTTTTCCCCTCTCCAGGGAGGACAGGCCCTCGTCGTTGTTTGTTGCTCTGTAATCCTGGATGCCCCGATACAATTCCATCCTGTCCGCTCCGGCGGCCACCAGGTCCTCGTACAGTTTTGTCTGCGCCGCAGACAGCCCGCTTTCCCCGGAAGCATAGAACTCGTTGGTCTCCTCCAGGGCAGAATTTCCGAACATGAGCGCCTGTACCACGTTGAAGAAGTCTCCCTCCACCGGGTACTGCATCCTCGCCTCGTCTCCATAGCCGTAGTAGCGCCCGCCCCGCAGAATGGTCTCCAGCCCCTGCGCCGTCTTTGACAACTGCCTGCCTCCCGGCAGGAACTCCGCCGCTGCGGCGCCCAGGGCCGCCAGGGTCTCCATGGACAAAAGCCCATCGTTCGCCACGGCGTTGACAATCCCTTCACCGGCTCCATACAAGTCCGGCAGCGGCAGCGTCTCGTCGCCAAGTCCCAGCAGGCCGGTCACGTTCCGCAGGTACGGGATGTCATTGGAGGCGTTGTAGGCGAAGTCCTCCGCCGCCGCGCTCCAGTTGAAGTCTCCCTCCAGGGCCGCCGGGTCTGTGTCGAAAAGTCGCTCCCCGGTCAGTTTCTCCCATCCATTGTCCATGACGGTCCGCAGCCACTCGTTTGTGGTCAGTCCCTCTCCGCTGGCGATAAAGTTTGCAGACAGGCCCAGGATGTCGAACGGCGCCGGCGTTCCGCCGTATGTTTCCTCCGCCGCCCGGTTCAACAGGAACGCCGCCAGCAGCATCTTCACGATGACGCCGGCCAGCGCCGCAGCCGCTGCGGTTTTTCCTTTGCTCCGCTCAATGGCTCGGAAGTCCCGCGGAAGATCCTGGGTCAGGTGCTCCCAGGAGTTGATGGCCTCCACCTGGAACACATTGACCATCTGTGCCACCGGGTTTTTCGCCTCGAAGGTGAGGGGGCGTGAACCTTTTGCCCGGCTTCCCATGACGCTCTTGCCCCATGCGTCCGCCGCCTTCATGGCCTCCTGTTCGCTTTTTCCCGCCTGGATCTCCTGCAGGTATTTACCCCGGACGGCAACCGTCGAAACAAATCCATCCATGAACTCCGCCGGCTTGAACATGGTGGACACCACCATGTCCGCAGGATCCGTCACCAGGTAGTCGATGCCCTTTTTCCCGGTAAGGAAGTCGCTCTCCTGCGCCCATCCGGCCCGCCGAAGTTTTCCGCTCCAGATGTCCGCGATGGCCTGTACCGTGTTCTTTGTCCCCAGTTCCGCGTAGATCTGCGGCAGTTGTGCTGTCTGGTTGAGTGCGGAGGACAGGTTTCCGGCCACCTGCGCCCGTCCGAAGGCCCGGACCAGTTTGTTTCCCAGGTTCAGGATTGTACGGCCGGAGGAGTATTCCCATCCACGGTCCGCCATGCTCTGCTTTCCCGCCAGGATATTCGCATAGTTGTCCAGGTAGGACACGAACTCGCTGTACTTGGTGGTCCTTGTGATGTCCTCGTACAGTTTGTCCACATATTCGTCCATGGCCTGGCTGATGTCGCCCGGCGTCATGGCGCTTGTCTTTGAGATCACGTCGTGGTCCCTCAAAAACGCCGCCTTGTCGTCCGTGCTCCGGTACCGCAGTTCCTCGGCCCAGGACAGGTTCTCCCGGATCTCGTCCGGCGCGTAGGTCCGCCGGAAGTAGTTGGCTGCCTGGCGTACCCGCATAATGTCGTCCGTATGGTAAAGGACATCGCTCATGTAGTCCACGTAACTCTCATAGGCCGATGCGATGTCGTACTGGGTGATGTCGCTGGTCCGCTGCAGGAAGTAGGGGTTCCACCGCTTGTTCGGCCGGTAGTCTGCCGTCAGTCCCGCGATGGAGGACGGCAGCCGAGTCACGTCGGTATTGATCCCCATGGCCTGCAGGGATTTATTCAGCAGGTTCTGGTTGTTCTCCGGCTGGATGTGGGGCGCGTACCCCTTGATAAATCCGATGGGTTCGTAGCCATGCGCCACCAGGAAGTCGTTGATTGCGTCGTAGAACTGGTCGAACATGCTCTTGTACTTGGCGACGGCGTTCTCCACCTTCACGTTGTCCACCCGGCCGCTCTCCAGGATCTCCTGGGTCTCCAGCCACCGGCTGTACTTCTCCGCCAGGCGCCGCTGCTCCCGGTCCAGGCTGAACTCCTTGGCGGCGTCCCCGGCGTCCTCTCCGTTTTTGATGTTCTGCGCCGCGTTCTGGATCGCCTCCGACATTTCCATGCTGGCCACGATCTCTCCCACGGCCCGTCCCTCGATCACTTGCTGGACTACTGCCCGTTCCTCTTTGGTCAGCCGCGTGGTTTTCCCCGCGCTGTCCTCGAAGGCCCGCACCTCGTCGTGCATGCGGTTCCTGAACCGGATCCGCTCCGCCTCGTTTACGGCCACCGGGTCGAAGATGGCCGCGTTAATGGCCGCGCCCCGCTCGTCCCCGAAGATGTGCAGCATGTTCCGCTCCGGGGTCCTGTGGTTTAGGACGATGGACCTGGAGGGCTTGAAGGCGTCGCTGTCTTTGAACAGTTCCTGCATCTTCTCCGACAGGGCCTTATTGATGTCTGCCCTCTGCTGCCGGATCAGGTCCGCGGACACCGCCCGCTCGGCCCAGTAGTAATCCGCCAGTTCCATCACCTTTTCTGCGTTCATGGTGGATGGGATGTCCTCCTGGGAGTAGATCCCCGCCGCCACACCGGAGGCGAAGTTCCGCTCCGCCGCCGTCGCGTTCAGCCGGCGTTCCGCCCGGCGCATTTCCTTCCGAATGGATTTCGCCGCCCGGTCGCTCTCGATCAGGGAGGGGATAAAGTCGTAGATGCCGACGCTGTTCTCCACCTTCACGCCCAGGCGCTCCAGGGCCGGCGTCCCGGTGAAGTCCTCCTTGGAGACGTTCTTCATCCGCTCCGCCTTTTCCTGTGCCGCCCGCTGCTCCAGGGCAGCCGTGTACTCGTCCACCGTGGCGAAGTCCTCCAGGCGCAGGTTTTTCCTCTGCCGGCGCTGCTGGTTTTCCCTCCACCGCTCGTTCAGGTAGTTGTACTGCTCGTCGGTCATGCTCTCGTCCCGGTACAGGTCCCCAGGCTCTCCGGCCGGCTGCTCCTCTTGTGCGGGCCGCTCGATGGCCTCCCGCAGCCGTTCCCGGTAATCCTGGGCCGGCTGGATCTCCGGCTCCGTTGGTCCTTCCGCCGCCGGTCCCGGTTCCACTTCCGGCAGGCTTAATCCTTCCGGCTCTCCGCCTTCATCGTTTCCAATGTCCTCTTGCCGGCTCCCGCCAGGATCTCCAGCATCGGGTCCCTGCTGGAGGACGCTTTGCTCTCCACCTCCCGCAGCCATTGTTCGGTTTTCGAGATCTCGTCCGAAGTCGGGGCGCCCGATCTGCCGGCCGGTTTCGCTCTCGTATCTGCTGATGGCGCGTTCGAGGGTTTCTTGTAGGCCATGTTCTTCACCTCCAAAAATGCTCTCCTGCTGCGGATCCCCGTACTCCTGCACCTGGTCGTACAGGTTGTTCAGCATGGTACGGATCTGCTTTCCGCTGCGCTTGTTGTTCTCAATGAACTGGGCCAGGTACACGTCGAAGGCCGGGTACTGCTCCAGCAGGCTCGCCTGGTCCGTGTACTCCTGTACGGTCTGGTTCCTGCTCTTTGCCTGCGTGTAAATGTTTACCGCATTGATGATGCCGTCCACCACCGGGACGTTGTATGCCGTGCCTTCCTCGATGGCCGTCCTCATGGCCACAGCGTTCGCTGCGGTGTCCAGCAGCGCCTTGGTGACGTTCTTGGCATCGTTGTCCAGGCTTTCGGAAAGGCGGGCCAGCAGCGCCGGATCCCCGTATGCGCGGGCGAATACGGCGTACTGCGCCCGCTCCAGCCCTGCCTGGGACAGCATACCCGTCGCCGTGGTCATTCCGCCTCGGTCCGCAGCGGGCACCACCTGCTGGATAAACTGGTTGATGAAGGCCTTGTTCGCCTCGTTGTTGATGGTCCCCTCGTCGTTGGGTACGATCAGGTCCAGGATGTCTCCCATTCTGGCCGCGTCCGTCATGGCCTGCTCCGTCGTGGAATACGCCGCCGTGGTGGCTGCGTTCAACTCCTGGGCCAGCCGGCTCCAGTCCTGCACGTTTCTGGCCATGCGCACCAGAACGGGATGCTGGGGCAGGGAGGAGGTGTCCAGCCCATACCGTTTCCCGCGCTCCCGCACGAACTGCTCATATTCCGCCGCCCGGCCGCTGTTGTAGGCTGCGATGATGGCCTGTGTCCTGGCGTTCCCGCCGATCACGGCGCCGTCCCCTCTGATGATGGGGGCGCCGTTCTGCGCCGTCGGGCTGTCCGCCAGCAGGCGGGGGTTGAGGTTCCGGCTCATTTCCTGGATCTGTACCTGGCTCGCCGCCCTGCTCCTGTCTCTCGGCTGCAGTTCCGCCGGATATGCCGGGTTCACGGATCCATATTCGTCATTGGACACCACCAGCGCCTCCGCCGGCACAATGGCATAGGTAAATTGGACAGGGGTGTTCCCCTCGGTGTAGGTTTCATCCTGGTCCCCCAGGACCACTCCCTCGCTCTTTTCAAGGGCATTATACTCCCGGTCCGTTTCCTCGTCCACAGAAAATCGAATATCCGGGTTTTCGCGGTCAAATGTCCCGCGGTTTGCGACGGCGCTTTTTACCTGCCCTGGATCGAACACCGCATAGGTCCTGGTGTCTCCCTCCCTGGCCACGATACCGTCATATCCGTGTTTCTGCAGAAGGTTTGCCGCTTCCTGCGTGTTGATAACCTCCCAGGTCTGCGCCGGCCGGCCGGCAGCGTTCCAGGCGTCTCTCCACTCTGCCTCCGGTATTCCGGTCCGCTCCGCCAGATCCGCCGCCGCCGCTTCAAATTGTGTGTTCACCTGGCCAACATCCGCCGGGTTCTCCGCGTGAAGGTACGCCGGGATCATCCGCGCGCCTCCCGTGTAGATCTGCGACGCCGGCAGCGCCCTTTCCAGGCGCCCGGTCTGCGTCGCATAACTTCCGGCGTATGCCGCGTTCGGTGTGAACCACATGGGTTTTCCGCCCGTATCAAACGCGGTGAACCTGTCTCCGGCTCCATGAAATACCAGCAGCGGTCCTCCGGCCGTGTTCTTGATCTTGCTCCCATCGAACCACCGCCGGAAGGCGTCGGTCTGTGTCATGGCCTGCGCCCTCTGGATCCTCTGCTGCAGGTTTGTGTCCTGCCGCAGCGCCGCCTGGGATAGGCTATACTCTCCGCTGCCGTCGTCCGCGGCTGCAAGCAGGGCCTCCGCCGCATCCTGGTCCTCGTCCACAGAATACCGAATATCCGGGTTTTCCGTCGGCTGCCGATTTTCCACCCGTTTGATCTGTTCCGGGTAGAAGGCTACAACCTCGTCCCCGTCTCTGGTTTGCAGTACGCCGTCATACCCCCTCTTTTTCAGCGCCTCCGTGAACTCCGTTCCAATGTCCTCGATGTAGTAGTGCGCCATGTGCAGATCCGCATAGTGATAGATGCTGTTGAACAGGAAGTCCACCGCGGCGTCAAATCTGTATTTTTCCGCCATTTCCTTGGTTTCGTAGTACGCCCTCGATTGCGAATAATCGTACTTTCCTTCCCCGGTTTTTAGGAACCATTGGTAATAGTTCCCCCTATACGCATCATGCACTTCCTGGATGGTGAAGGTTGGATTGTTCAGTATCGGCTCAATTTCTGCGCGCAGTTCACTCCACGGGATATTTTTCACGATCCCGTAGCCTTCATCGTCCCAGCCGGTCACAACTTCCAGGGTTTTCCCCTCCGCCAGTTCCGGCAATTTCTCCGCAAAATTGATGATAAATGCCACGGAAGATCCTTCCGTCGTCTCCGGCTTCATGCCTTCAATGGTAAACATCTGCTCGTCGAACACAAACGGGTTCTTGATATTCAGATATGCGGACAGCACTCTTTGCCCGTACATCCTTGCTTCCCCCTGATAGAAGGTGAAATAAAATCCTCGTCCAAACCACCCTCCGTCCGTTCTTTGCGTCTCTGACCAGTCGAACACCGTAAATTCTCCGCTGTTCGTCCCGTGGTAAACCTCACGTAGCCGCCCCTGTCTGTCCCGGATCTGACTGCCCCGGAAGAACTCCTGCTGCTCCTTCGACAATTCTTTCCCCTGATTGTCCTCGGTGGTGGCATCCTCCACGGAGTACCGTGCCCGGCCCGCCGGCGCATACTGCCCCTGGGTGGGGTCGATCCAGGCCACGTCCGTCACGGGGACGCGCCGGCTGTATACTCTGCCGTCTCCGGCATAACTCTCCGCCTCCATCCTGGACGGCGTGACAAAGCCGCCCGCCTCGATGGGGTGGGAACTGAACACCTCGATCTCTCCGCTCTCCAGGGCCTCCTCCGCCATGGCGCGGGAATAGTCCGGGTTGAACTCGTCATACTCCGCCCACTCCGGGTCCATTATGGCCTCCTGCAGCGTTTTGATCTCCTCCGCGCTGCGGATCCACGTGTGGTAGTCGTCCTGCGCCGGGTTGCTCTCCTGGATCACTTGCATCTGCCGTTCTTTCAGGGCGTCCGTGCCCTCCGCGTTGGCGAAGGCGTCCGCGTCAGAAAAAACGGTGTCCTCATTTCCCAGGTTCGGCCGCGTGTTCCGCCGTTGCTCCTGGTCCATGGTTCGCCGCGCCGCTGCGTCCCTGGCCTCGATCTCTCCGGCGGTGTTTCGGTATAGGTCGTATGCGCTCCTTCCCGCGTCCGTTTCCGCCCGTTTCAGGTGCTGCATCAGGGTAATAAATCCCCACACTTTCTCCCTTCCGAACTGCTGCTCCGCCGCCTCTCTGGCCGCGTCATACTGCTGCCATTCAATCGGATCCTCCTCGATCTGCTCCAGGGTGTCCCAGTTCACGGCGCCCCGCGGCACATCCGGCGTCATTTCCTCCAGGGCGATCATGGCGTCGAAGAACTCCGGCTCCCGATCCCGGATGCCGTTGTACTCGTCCCGCAGCCTGGTGGCCTCCCGCCGGACGTTCTCGGTCCTCCCGTCGTATCCGTTCTGGAGTTGCCGGCTCCAATATTCCGGGCTGGCTCCTCTGGCAAATCCCTCCGCCCTCTGGATGGCGTGTTGGATCTCATGGATCAGCACGTCCTCCGGCTCGGTCAGCAGGCTTTCGTCCAGCGTCACCGTGTCCCCGTCAAATTCGCCGCGGGTTCCTTCCGGCAGTTTGCGGAACTCCAGCCCCACGTCCCGCAACTGCGGGTAGTTTGCGAACAGTTCCGGGTGGTTGATGTAGTCGGCCAGGGTCCCGCCCCACGGGTTGTTCTTGGTGGCGTTGGCCCGCTGCAGCGCGTCCACGTAGGTTTCAAACTGAAAGCCAAATTCCGTTTCCGTCAGTTCATCATACAGGCGCTGCTGCTCCGCCGTGTCCCCGGCGATCTCCGCCCGGTTGTATGCGCGGACCATATCCGCCTGTTCCTCTGTGATATTGCCGAACAGGTCCTCTCTGGCTGCCTCCAGGTCCTCCATGGCCCAGCGCCTGGACCTGGCCCCCTGGAGATCCCCCGTCGGGTCGTACTCCATGCCGCTGTCGTCGATCTCGAACCGCCACAGCCCGTCCGCCCCGCGGAACCACCCGGTTTCCTGCCGGATCTGCTCGGCATCCTCGCCGGCACGCTCCATTTCTTCCGCCCTGGCCAGGGCTTCCCGGTCCGCCCGGTTGGCGTTCCTCCCGGCAAAACTGTACCGCTCCTCCGGTGGTCCTCTTGCCGGCGCCGTCTCCGTCTGTCGGCCCGTGCCGCGCTGGTCCACCACGTCCCGCACGGCCTGGGTATACTCCGTGGAACCGGCGGAGAAGGCGTTTTTTCCCGCATAGGCGTCCGCAAAGATCTCCTCCAGGATGTCCCGCACGGCTGCGTCGATCTCCGCATCCGTGGCGTTTTCCGGTATGTCGATTACGCCGCGCAGTTTTTGGATGTAGGTTTCCACGATCCCCAAGAACTGTTCCTCCGAAAACCGGCTGGTGATCTCCTCCCGGACGGCCTCCACCAGACCGGGATCCTCCGCCGCCTCGATATGGAACTGTTCGTGGTTTCCGATCTGGTCAATGGTCCACCGCATGTTGTCCGCCTGGATGTATACCCGGTTTCCCTGGACGGCTCCGTTTACGCGGACCGGCCCCGCCGGCGTGGACACCTGCAGCAGGCCGGTGAAGTACGTCACGGTGTAGCCCGCCTGCTCGAACCGCTGGGCCGTCGCCTGCATGGCCTCGTCGTATGCCTGCATCGGCACCGGCTTCACCGTCCGTGTGTCCGTCCCGTTGGTGAGGCCCAGGTCCCGGCTGCTTACCGGGGTGACTTGTAGAGCATTGACACGATCCTGTCTCGCACTCGCTGCTCGGACTTGTTCAGATCGCCGCCTTGCTCCTGTGCTTCCTTCCAGGCCTCCAGCCTGCTCTCCGGTACCTGTACTTGAAATCCGTCCGATGTCTCCGCCAGATATACCGGCTCCTGCCCCCTGGACCGCTGCTCCTGTGCCATTCGTTACACCTCCGTTCAAAATATCCGCCACAGGCACTCTCTGCGCCCCCTGCGCGGTTTCCGGCGCCGCCGCCTGCTCCTGGACCTGCCCCGTTCTCACGGCCTCCAGCGGGCTTACAGTTGGCGCCGGCGTCGCTTCGCTCTGGATGGTCCCGCGCTGCACCGTTACCGGCTCCGCCCGCTCGGCGGTCTCCTGGATGCTTTCCACGGTAGGGAGGGAGAGGCCTTCCGGCTCCTGCACTTCCTGCTGCTCCTGCTCCTGGGCCACGGTCCGCACGTTTTCCTGGTAGAGTTCCCCCAGTTCCCGCGCCGTCACCTGCTGCCCCTTTGCCTGCTTGTCCTGGATCTGCTGGGCCAGTTGGTAACTCCGGGTGGAGGGGTCGCTTGCCAGTCCCTCCTCGATGATAGCGGCTACCACGTCGTCCCCCATCTGCTGGAACTGTTCACCCGCCGCCTGGTTCTGCTGCCTATTGTAAACGGCGTCTCCCGCGTAATTCATCGTATTTACGACGCCGCCCATAGCCATACCGGACAGGGCGCCGCCGGCGCCGGCCCACGCCACTTGCCCGATGCTGTCCAGCAGCGCCTGCTTCTTTGCCTCGTCCTCGGACAGCCCCTGCATCTCATACTGCGCCACCATCGCCTCAAAGTTGGACTTGTCTCCCATGATGGCCGCGTCTGTAATGATGTTGGAGATCTCGGTGAGCATTTCCTCGCTTGCCTCCACGCCGGCCTGCTTCACCGTTTCTTTCAGCAGGTCTTTCATGGAGGAAACGCTGTGAACGGACAGCAGTCTGTCAGTGCTCACCTTCTCGAACAGGGCTTCCGCCGCGCCGGCGGCCAGTCCGCCCCAAAACGCCTGCTCATTTGTTCCGCCCCGCTCGATCACGTCCTTTGCCTGGTTGGACGCTGCGGACGCGCCCATGAAGAAAGTGGCTGCCGTCGGCACGCCCAGGGCGGTTGCCGCGCCCACCTGTACCGCGCTGTCTGCCACGCTCATGCCCGTCTGGTAGAGGAAGGAGGCCACATTCTGCCCGAACAGTTCCCAGTCCGTGTTCTCCTCGATCTCCTTGGAGACCGTTCCCCGGACGGTGCTCACAAAGTTTGTGGCGTCCATGTTGTAGACGTTCATGGGTACATAGGTCTGCAGGTTTGAAGGGTCGCTGGTTCCGATGCCGCCCACCATCGTTTTCAGGTAGTCGATGCCCTGGAAAGGGGAGACAAGCACAGTTTCCGCGGAGGACAGGATCGGGTGCTCCTTCGCCCAGGTCTCCCACTCCTGCACACTCTTTTCGTATTCCTCCGCGTCCCGCTGCATCTGCTCGAACTGCGCCATGCGCTCGTAGTCGTATTCCTCCTGCGCCATGCGCTCCACGGCCTGCTTTTTCTTCGCCTCCAGTTCCTGGTACAACTCGTAGATGTTGTTGTACCCTCCGTCCGTCCGCGGGGTATAGGCCCCGCCGGCGCCGGCTATGGCATACTGGTCGATGGCCTTCTGGTCCAGTCCATACTTGTCCGCAAGGTACTTTTTGTACTCCTCGACGGCCGCGGCGTCTCCGCTTCCGTTGAAGGTGTAAGCCATTACCTCCGTTACCTTGTCCATGTCCTCCTGCAGCATGGTCGCCTCGTTGTAAAGGCTGGACATGTCCTCGCTTGCGTCCAGGCTTTCCCGCTTTGCCTGGTTCTCTGCGTAGTAATACTGTGCCGCCAGGTCGTTCAGGGCAGTGCTGTACCGCTCGTAGTCAGCCTCCGCCGCCTCCAGTTTCGCACTCCACTCCGCCCTCTGGTCCTCTGTCCCGTACCGCTGTATGCCGGACATGATGGTTCTTGCCTCGTTCCGCTCCTTTTCCGCGGCCTCGGCCAGGGGCGTCAACTCGTCCACCCGCTCCTGGATGCCCTCCAGGCTGTTGAAGTAGGTGTACTGCTCCACCAGGTCGTTGTATGCCTCCAGGTCCGCCTGGAACTGCGCCAGGCTCCGGTTGTAGGCGGTCGCATTTGCCTCCGTTGGATCTGCGTCGTAGGCGGAACGCAGTGTGTCCAGTTGCGCCCTGGATGTGGTCAGTTTCTCCTGCCCGCCGGTCAGGGCCGCCGTCACCTGCTCGTACCGCTCGAAGGCCGGCGCCGTCTCGTCGATCTGCGCAAAACTGCTGGCCGGTTTCACGCTGAACTGGTAGTTGCTTCCGCCGTAGGCGTCAGGCCCGTATTCCGCGTCCACGCGCTCCCTGGCCTTTTGGGCCTGGGAGCGCAGGAAGGAACTGGCGCCGCTCACTTGCTGCGCCTGTGCAGTTGTCCCGCCGTCGGCGGACTGCTGCTGTCTCCAGTTGCTGCCGCCGTATGCATCCGATCCGTATTCCTTGTCGATCTTTTCCGCCTGGCGCTGGGCCATATTTTTCAGAAAATCGCTTGCCATGGCGCCTCCTCCTTATTTTTTGTAATCCGGGTTCTTGCGGTAACTGTACTTCCCGGTCTCCGGGTTGTAGGTCTCGATGATCTCCCCGCGGTTCACCATGGCCTCCAACTCCTGCCAAGTGATCCGGCTGTAACCTGCCACGCGGATCCATCCGTCTCCGGTCTGGTTGGTCACGCTGGCGCCCACGTCTGCCTCTGCGTCCGCGTCCCCTGGGTCGGATCCCTGGTTCATAATTTCCCACGCTGCGTCTGCGGACAGTCCGCCGGCGGCCGCCTGTGTCTCCGGCCCCCACTTTCCGTCCGCAGTCACGCCCAGGGCCTGCTGCATCTGAATGATCTGCGATGTGGTCAGGCTCCCGTTGTTGTACCCTGTCACGCCTCCGCTTCCGCTTCTTGTGCTGGTCCTCTCCGCCTCCGCCTTCCTGTATGCGTCCTCCAGGGTCTGCACATACTCGCTTGTGTAGCCGGATGCGGAAATCAGTTCTGCGCTCGGCGTCCCGCCGGCGGACAGGATGGCGTCCACCTGGGCCTGGGCCAGGGCCTGCTCCTGCTGGCCGCGCTGGTACTCCGTCTCGTCCTTCTGGATCCCCAGATTGATCTGGTCCAGGTACCGTCCGTAGTCCACGTCGTCTTGCCCCTGCAGGGATGAAAGTTTCCCCTGCAGCACATTGAAGTCTCCCAGGTAGGTGTCGTATGCGAAGTTCCGGTCCGTGTTGTACTGGGTCAGTTGATCCAGGTACTTTGCGTAGTCCAGTTGCTCCTGGGTGTTCACGGCCCCCAGGTCCTGCAGCATCATGCTGTACTCGTTGAGGTATCGGTCATAGGCCTGCTGGTACAGCGTCGGAATGATGTCGTTCAGTTGGGTGGCATAGTAGTCTCCGGCCTGCGTCGCTGCCGTGATTGCCGCGGTGGACGCCCTCCCGCCGCTGGCCGCCGACGCCTGGGCCAGGGCGTTCGCGGTCGCCCTGTCCCCCTCCCGCAGGTAGGATTTCTTGTAGGAGGACCACTGCGGGTCCGTCTCCTTGCTCCAGGAAAAGTCCTCCCGGTTCAGGATGGCGTCCAGCAGGGCCTGCTGCTGCTCCGCGTACTGGTTGTCGTAGACCGGCGCCTCCTGGTCAAAGGTGAAGGATCCATAGTTGTTGATCTGGTCCAGGATGGCGTCGATCTGGCCCGGAATTTTCCCCTGTGAATAGTAGGATCCCCCGTCAGAACCGCCCATGTAGTTCCCGTAACTGCTGCGCAGTTGGTTCGCCGCCTCGTTAGCCAGCAATTTCTGCTCGTCCGTCGCGGCGTCGTGGTAGTCTCGCTTCAAGGACAGAATGGACAGCCCGAACTCCGGGTATTTCTTGGCCGTCTCCAGGTCAGCCTGGGAGAACTCCCCCAGCAGGCCCGAGGACGTGGCAGCCGAAAGAAAGTCGTCATAACTGTATGGCATGGTGTACCCTCCTTTTTCTCGTTGTTACTGGCGCCCTCGTTGGGATTTGAGGGCGGATCCGTCGTAGTATTCCCGCACCATGGAATAGACGCGGCAGCCGCCGGTTCCCACCATGCGCAGGCGGTAGTGGTCCCCTCTGCGCGGAATGATAGGGAGGTAGTAACTGCGCTTCACCCCTTCTCCCAGGGCGCCGTTTACTTTTAGCCACTCCCCGGTGGTGTCGAACTGGATGTAGACCTGCACCTCCGCACCCTCGTCCAGTTCCAGCCGGATCTGGATCTTGGAGACGCCCTTCTTGTCCGGGTTGTCGTCGGTGAAGTCCCCGAACTCCGCGGCCCATTCCACCTTCCCCTCCGGTTCCGCCTCTGCCGGCGGATCCTGGATGTTCCCGGTGATCCAGATTTCTCCGGCGTCGTTGAGGAAGTACAGGTTCCCGTCGTACCGCGCGAAGTGCGTGGCGTGGGTGGCGTCCTCCGTGTGCCACAGCCCCCGCTGCGCGTCGTAGACGTGCAGCAGCCACTCCCCGTTCTCTCCCTGCATGGAGACATAGTATTTTAGGCCGTCACTTCCCGCCGCCGCGTTTTTGTGCCTCTCCATCCCGAAGGCAGCCCCCACCGGCTGCGGGATCCCGCCGGAGTATGCCATGACGCCGGCGCGGGACAGGTAGAACAGGATCTCTCCGGCCACAGCCAGGCTTCCCGCGCTTCCCTCCGCCACACCCAGGGTGGCACTCCCCATGACCTCGAAGTTCGACGGGATGGATCCGTAGACCTTGTATATGTGCTCCTCCTTGAAGAAGATCGGGTACCCGAGATAGGAGACGCACGCGGTAAAACTGCCGGCGCTCCCGGTGTCCACCGAGTAACTGTCCGTGTCCAGCCCGTCGTACACATTCCAGTTGAAGATGTCCCCCAGTTTGGAGGCGTAGATGGTGGTCTTGTCGCACCCCCACAGCCGGTTCTCGTTTTCGCAGACGTACAGGAGGTCCGGCACGGTCCGCTTCACGGTGAGGCTCCCGGTTTCTGTGTATGGCGTCACGCCGTCCTCTCCGTCCAGGGTGAATATGTACTCATAAAAATACAGTTTGTCCCCGTCGATCTCCCGGATGATGGGGGTCTTGTTGTTCTCCGGGTGTTTCGTGCAGCCCTCGATGGTCACGGCGTCTCCGGCTTTGAAGTAGTCCTCCCAGTTGACGCCGCTGGCCTGGATGCAGTTCGCCTCTGCGTCCTCCTCGTACAGTTTCCCGTTGGTGAAGGTGAGGCTGCTGCCGCTCCAGGCGGCCTCCAGGCTGCCGAACTCCCCGGTCAGGGTGTTGTACCACGCCTTGTCCGGGAAGATCACGATGTAGGCGCCCAGAGCCGCAAAGGTCTTTTGCCCCGCCGTTACCGTCCCTTTCCGTTCCCCGCCGTAGTAGAACCCCGTCCCGTCCGTCCAGCACAACTTCTCCCAGCAGAACAGGCCGCCGGCGTCCCCCAGGGTCTTATACAGCCGCCGCGGCGCCCTGGTGGCCAGCAGGGGGTAGTAGTCGCTGGTCAGGTTCCGCATGTCCCACAACTCGCCGTCTCCTGCGCCCAGGTTGTGGTTTAGTCCTCCGAACTTTACCTGCTTTCCTTTTTTGATGCCGTCGGCATAGAGCACACTTGGCAGTTTCATACGCCGTCCTCCGTGAACTCCACGAACCCCTCCAGGGCCTCGATGTATTCCGGCTTAATCTCCGCCGGCGCCCGGACGCGGAGCACCTTCTGCTGCAGGTCGATCTCCGTTGCACCAAGTTCCCGCCTGGCTGCCTCGTAGGCCGGTCCCTTGGACGGGTCCTTGAAAACGAAGGTGCCGGCTTTCGTCAGGCGGATGTTGCCCTTCTCGTCCTGGGCCGCATACTCCGCCACCAGTTCCCGCTCCTTCTCCACGAAGAAGTCCACCTCGTCCTTCACCGCCCGTTTGACCTTCACGATGGCCAGGGCCACCTGGTACGGCCACTTCTCCTTGCTCATTTCCTCCGCCGCCATATATGCGTTCACTGCCTCGATCAGTTTCATGTCAAATACCTCCTATGCGTCCAGGCTGATTACCTTGACGTAGTTCTTGTATAGTCCGTCGCTGCGGAACTGCCAGGTGTTTCCGCTGCTGTCCGTTATGGCCGGATCCTCCAGCCAGATATTCCACCCCGCCCGCAGCGTCAGATTGGTGGACGCCTCGATGTAAATGTTCGCCCCGCTCTCCAGGGACATTCCGCCGGCGGACAGCAACTTCATGGCCCAGTCCATATACCCGCTGTTGGTATAGATGAACATGCGGTACCTTGCCTCGTCCTCGGTGCCTCTGCCGTTGTCGTCGAACCGGATGCCGCCCACAAGAAGGCTCCGGCTCACCGCTCCGTAGTAGATCTCCAGGCCGTTGTCGCTGCTGGACACACTGCGCAGGGTGGCGCCTGTTATGCTGCCGCCGATGATCTCGTTGCCCTGCAGGGTGATGGCGGAGATCGTCCCCGTCACGATGTTGTCCCCGTTGATGGTGGTGGCGCCGGAGGAGGACAGGTCCAGAAACGTCACCATGCCGGAGAACGTGATCCGTGCGCTGGACACGATAAAGCCGTTGCTGGTGAGGTACAGGTAGGAACTGCTCGATCCGTTGGAGGCGCTGATGGCGAACCCGTCCACCGTCTGCTGCAGCGTGGAGATCTGCCCCTGGGCGTTGGAGATCTGCGTGGCCAGCCCCTGGGACGTGATCCCCAGTTGGATGATGTCGTCCTCGGCGTCGGAGATCTGCATGCTCAACCCCTCCGCCGTCGCCGTCAGGGAGGTGATGTTCCCCTCGGCGTCGTTCAGGCGCAGGGCCAGTCCCGCCGCCGTCAGCGCCAACTCGGCCACATTCTCCTCGCCGTCCTCGATCCTCGCGTAGATCGGCTCGGTCAGGGAGGTTTCGTATCGGTCCACCGCCGTCTTGTTCATGTTGGAGAGATCCAGGTTGTGCAGGGAATACCGCAACTGCTCCACCAACATGAACATGTAGTTTTGTATGGTCGTGACCTTCTCCTCGGTGTCCTCCTCCCCGGTGAAGGTCGGGAAGTTCGTGTCGATATACAGCCAGTTTGAAGGCATGCCTACGCCCCCTTTCTGTTAGAAATCGGGGCCGGCCAGTTTGGCCGGCCCCATCGCCTTAATCGCCGTAAGCACCGGCGCGGTCATTGAATACCATCATCCGCAGCATGTCCCTCGAAAGGTCCATGTCCGCGGGGTCCCCGTTGCCGTCCACCTTTCCGCCTCCGCGGATGGCGCCCATGGCGATCAGTTTCCGCACGGTGTCCTCCGCATAGGGAAACTCCTTCTTGATCTCGTCCATCGTATTGTATCTCGGCATGTTCTCGTACTCCTCGTCCGCGTCTGCGCGGTTGTATTCTCTGGCGTCCACAAGCCAGTAGTATTTCGCCTGGGAGCGGAATGTCTGGATGTCCCCGTTCACCCTGGCGTCCTTGGTGCTGGCCGGGTCGTTGATCCGTACCTTGTCGTCCTGCCACCACAGCACGACGAAGTGCCCGCTGGAGGTCCACAGGCCCTTGTTCATCAGGGCGATGGCGTAGTAGCCCTCCTTCAACTTCTCAACCACTTTTTCGTGGTTCTCGTGCTCCGGCTTCCCGTATGTGTTGATCCAGTTCAGCATCTGGCAGTCGATGCCGAACTCCGCAAACTGGGGCGTGAAGTAGGCGTAGTAGGTCCCCTGGTTCAGGGCCTTATACCCGTGGGCCATGCTCCAGTTGCAGGCGTCCTCCGGTGTGAAGGTCTTTCCCGTGATGGTCTCGATCAGCATGGCCGCCGCCGTAGGCCCGCAGCCGGCGCTGCCGATGGTGGAACTCTCCCCGGTGACGCGGTAGGGTTTGTTCTTCCAGCGTGCGTCCGTCTGCAGGTAGGAAACAGGTTTCTTATTCATTCCCGCCGCCTCCGTCGATGGTATCCTGCAGTTTCTGGCTCTGCGTCCCGAAATAGAACGCGATGATAACCGCGTAGATGGTCATAAAGTCCTGGGAGATCTGATTGGTGCATGCCATGAAGGCAAATACGCCGGTGAGGATCAGCGTCACCAGAGACTTGACCGACAGCAGGGCCGCCAGGCGCTTGATGATATTCTGGTTCATACCGTATCTCCTTTCTTACTCCACGATCTGCCAGTCCTCCGCCAGCATGTCCGCCTGGGAGGCCAGCCACCCCATCTGCACGCCGGAGGTACCCACGAAGGCAAAGGCCTTGTTTCCGATGGCCGCGTGCTCCGCGTTCACGCTTTTCCCGTCCGTCCCCACGTAGCCGATGCCCGTGGCCAGTTCCACATACTGGCTCTTGCCGTTCCACCCGGCCCTGGAGATCCGCTTGCCATTCTTGGCCGCTTCAATGGCCTGCCCGAAGGTCATGGCGTCCGCCGGCCGGCAGGTTGCCTCAAACTCCGCCTTTTCGGTCCATTTCATGGATCCGTCCGGGTTTAGAACGGCGTAGCCTTCCTCCGCCGTCGATCCCTCCGGGATGGGCCAGGTGGTGGGCTGCACCGTCTTTTTGTCCAGCAGATATGCCGGCTCCGCCTGGACCAGTTTGGTGTCGATGTACTGTCTCATGTCTCGTCCTTTCCGGGCGCATCGCCCTGTTTGGTCGTTATGTTTTTCTCCTGCAGCACCGTCCGAAGGCACAGCAGCAGCAGTTCTCCGCCGAAGAAAGCCAGGATCACTCCCAGCAGCGCCGCCGGATCCTGCCCCGTCCTGGACAGGATCCGCAGCGCATACCAGCAGGAGAGGGTCCCGCATATCACGCAGTGGATGATGATGCACTTGGCGAACAGGTGGGGGACCGCCCGCAGCCGCTCCAGCAGGCCCGGCCGTTCTCGCTTCCCTCCCATGGCTTTACTCCATGGCGGCGTGGACGCTCTTTTTCGCCAGCGTCTCCTTCTGCTTGTGCTTGACGTCGGTGGCGTATTTCAGCGCCTCTTTCATATCGCCGTTGCAGTGAGCGTCCGGGATCCGCTGCACGGCCCGCGCCGTTGCCTCCCCCAGGGCGATTGCCGCCCAATTCCCTTGGATCATCAGCACCATAAGGTCCTCCTGGTCCTTGCGCTGCTCCGCCACCTCCTCTCGCTCCTTCTTGGCGTTCCGGCGCTCTCGCGCCGCCACCGCCTCGATGATGGCCACCACGATCATCGCAGCGGCTGGAATGACGTACTGCTCCATCACTCCGCCACCTCCCAGCCCTGCGGGTAGGCGCTGGGCGCCCACACGTTGTTGTCGATGGTGGAGCGGTATACGATGTCGTTCTCCGTGCAGCAGTCCCCCGTCATGTAGGGGCTTGTGGAAATGGCGATGAATGGCAGCGCCTTCTCCGGGTCCGTGGACCACACAAACCCCCACTGGGCCGGCAGGTCCTCCGGCTCCTGTGTGTAGATGCTGCTGTCGTAGTTCTGGATCAGCCGCACCACCCGCCCGGCGCTGGAGCGGCACACAAAGCCGTCCGTCATCCCGGCCTTCCGCTCCAGCATGTTCTTTTTCGCCACGGCCGCCGCGAAGTCCGGTATGTAGTCCTCCGCGGCATACAGTTCCGTCCCCGTCATGTTCGCGGCGTCCGTCTGGAGGCTTTCCGCCACGGCCTTTCCGCTCTTTCGCATGGCGTCCAGTACAAACTCCCGGTCAGTCAACGCTGTTCACCCCCTCCCGGATGGCAGCCGCCATTTCCGCATAGGTGGCTGCGTCCTTCTCGATGTTCCTGTAGTGGCTGTCGATGTAATACCAGTCGTAGCAGAGGCCGTCCTGCTCGCTGCTTTTGTAGTGTTCGAGGATCCGGCATTGGTCCTCAATTTTGGTGCCGTCCTCAAAGATACGGACGGTCCCGAAAAATCCGGACAGCGCGGTATGGCTGCTTCCGACGGTTTTCAGGTTCTCCACCATCACGCCGCCGCGGTTCGCGGTCCCGTAGACATATTCCATTTTGATCGCTCCTTTTTCATGTATTGGCGCACCACGCATTTCAGCGCCCGCTGGGTTTTCGGCTTCACCAGGCGCTTATAGATCCGTGTGCTGTTGCAGTGTCGAAGTTGGCCCAACCTGGACAGCAGCCCGGTTGCCATGGAGATCGGGATCCGCTTTCCCTGGCGGACTTTCCGGTAGTAGGCGCGCAGTTGACGCGCCAGGCGGAACAGGTTTCGCTTCCGCAGCAGGGTATAGCCTCGCCCGTATCGGTAGCCCAGGGCGCACGGCAGGCGGTCCTCCGTTCGGAATTTCTGCCAGTTTCCCTTCAACCGCAGGCTGTGGGCCTCCAGCCAATCCTTCACCAGGCGGATCACCTTGTCCAGTGCCCGCTTGCTCCTGGCGTAGATGGTGATGTTGTCCATGTACCGGATGTAGTGTGAGATCTTCAACCCGCTCTCCCGGATCGCATGGTCCATTGGCTGCAGCACAGTATTGGCCAGCCACTGACTGTAATAGGCGCCGATCTGTACGCCGTCCTGCGTCACCCGTTCTATGAGGTCCAGCACGCGGTGGTCCTTCACCAGGCAGCGCATGCGGTCCATGACCACCGCCGGCTGCAGGCTCTCGTAGAAGTGGAAGATGTCCAGTTCCGCGCACCAGCGCGTCCCCTTCGGGTCGTTGCGCATCCACTTCTTGATGCCCTTCATTCCGTAGTGGATCCCGCGTCCCCGGATACTTCCGCAGCACCACGGGTCCATCCCGCGCATCATGGCCGGCTGCAGTACCTGTACCAGGGCGTGGTGGATATACTGATCCGGCCACAGCCGCGGCTCGTAAATGTCCCGCCATTTCCCGGCACTCTTGTCCCATCGCCGTTTCGGCGTGGAAGGGGAGGGTTCAAAGCCCTGCACGATGATCTCCCGCAGTTCCTTCACCCGCTCCTCCTGCGTGCGGTCCACCCATGCCACCACCTTGTTCGGCCTGTGGTGTGGGTGCCAGCGGTGGGTCCGGTTCACCTCGTCAATGGCGAGGTTCAGGTTTTCGTCTCCGATCAGTTTCTCGAAAAGGTTTCCTTGGCGTTTCATAAGGGGTTCAAATTCTCCTTGTTGCCTCACGGTATTTCCCGCGCCCGCTTTCGCAGAGGTACTAAACCGTGTCCCTTCGGCACATCGCCGGCAAGGGCCGTGCGGCTATCCCACCCATCTATATCAAACCGTGGGAACGGTCTGATCCGAAGTAAGGAGGTATGCTAACCTGACAAGGGGACGGCAGCCGATGTTCGTGTTCGCGTTCGAGGCGGCGTTGTTGCCGTTCAGGTAGAAAGCGCCGTGGTTCTGGTTCTGGCCGTAGTTGCCACCGACGTGCAACACCACGCCCGAGGCGTTGTAGTTGCAGTAGTCGTCTAAGAACCGAGAAACCATGAAGAACACCCGGACTACCGGTGGGATAGCCCCAAATTTGATTGTCTGGTGTGATGCAAGGGGAGGGGGCTGCGGCCCCCGTCCCCCTGCACCCCCTCCCCTTTAGGGGAGTTTTTGGAGACGGCAGCCGATGTACGTGTCCGCGTACGAGGCGGCGTAGTTGCCGTACAGGTAGAAAGCGCCGTAGTACTGGTCCTGGCCGTAGTTGCCACCGACGAACAACACCACGCCCGAGGCGTTGTAGTTGCAGTAGTCGCAGACGTAGGTCGTCTCGCTGCCGGAGACGGCATTGGGGTACAGGGCGTACTCGAAGCCGTCCGCCGTGGGGTTGGTCCACCCGGAGATCCATCCGCTGGACGTGGCCCTGGTACCCACATTGGTACCGCCGCTGGTGTCGCTGAAACTGGTGGGGTTTGCGATACAGTACACCGTGGATCCGCTGAACCGGATGCCATCGCACCAGTCGTACACGTTATCCCACAGGCCCTCAATGTGCCGGTACTGCACGCTGCCGTATGTGGTCCGGTTGGCCGCGCTGGTTCCCGTGTGGTAGATCATGGCGTCCGTGGCGCCCATGTTGAACTTCTGGCCGCTGGGAGAGCAGCCGTAGCCAATGGTGGCCTGGCTGTTCCAGTTGGCATACTCCACCAGGTAGAGCATCATAATGGTCCAGTACATGGCAAAGTCATACTGCCAGTAGGTACTCCCCAGGTTGTGGATATTGCTGCGCGCCTGTGCGCGGGTCATGCTGGCCGCCGGCTGGCTGCCCGCCTGGGATTTGTAGGAGGTGTTGCAGTGGTACCGGCCCACATACACATAGTCCCGCTCGCCCTTTCCGTCCCCACGGTCCGCGTGGGCAGGGGAGACGTGAAAGCCGGCCTCCGGTCCATTGGAGATCTGCAGTTTCATCCCGTTTCCGCTGCGTGTCCACTTGAACCAGTATTTCGGGATCTTCACCAGTTTTCCGGCGGTGGCGTCGTCCTCCACCACCATGCCAGCCCACGGCATAATGGTGTCGAAGGGGCTGCTGCCGTTCCCGTTGTTCACGGCCGGCGTCGGGTTCACAAAGGTTTCCGCCGCGTCCGTTCGGCTCCAGGTGGTGGATGCCGTCCCGTCCCACTGCACGCCGTAGATCTGTGCGAAACTGACGGTCACGCTGCAGGTCTTGGCCGCCGGCGCGTTGTAGTTGCTGTCCGCCGCCACTTTGACCGTCACGGTCACGTCTCCGTTCTCGTGGCCGGTCACGGTGATTTTGTTCCCGCTCACGCTCACACTGGCCACGTCCGGGGCGCTGCTCTGTGCGCTGATCGCCCCGGTACCGGATCTCGTCACGGTGATGGTCTTGCTGGGGTTGTCAGCGTCCAGGGTCATGCTGGTGGGGGAGAGGGAGAGGCTGCCGGCGGCCTTCTGGATGCTCCAGGCCACCGTCTTGTCCCCGGTGGTACCGTCCGCCCACTGGGTCCCCACAGTGTCTTTCAGGGAGAACTGGGCGTTGTAACTGCCCGCGTTGGTACCCGACGTGACGCCGCCGATGGTCATTTCCGCGGTGTCGTAGTTGTTCCAGGTGGGGGACTGCGGCCCGCCGTTGTAGGTGAGGCCCCCGCTCTGCGTGGGTACCGTGATGTTCGCCTTCTGGACCGTCACTGCCTGCTGGGCCTGGGCCGTGACGCCGCCCTCCGTGTAGAGGATCGTCACGCTCTCCGTGCCCTCCGTCAGGGCGCCGCTGGGGGAGTAGGTCCATCCTGTGGCCACCGCCGTTGCCCCGTTTGAGTATGTCGCCCGTACCGTCATTCCGGCCGGATTAAAGGTCTGTCCCGGCCGGTACTTGGTTTTGTCCGGCGGTGTGATGATGGCGATGGAGGCCAGTTTGATCCCGCCGCCTCCGCCGCCCGTCATGTTGAAAGTTTTGCTCATTCCTCCGTTACCTCCACTCGAATGATCTTCACGCTGATATTGCCGGACGGCGTTTCCGAGCAGGTGAAGGGCATCTGCCCGTCCGTGGTCACGTCCTGGCCCCGGACCATGGCCTCATTCCAGGCCGTGTAGTCCCCGTCCGCCGGGTTGGTGAAATAGGCGTGTCCCTCCGCCAGGAAAAGGTCGTTCGTAACCGTCTGGCTGTTCCCGCTCCACCCGGCAGCCGTCAGGGTCACGGTGAAGGCCACCGCCGGCGTCGGATCTCCTTTCGGTCCCGTGGGTCCGGTGGCGCCGGTGGCGCCGGTCTGTCCCGCCGCCCCCTGGGGTCCGGTAGGTCCCACGCTTCCCTGGGGGCCGGTGGGTCCCTGGGGTCCGGTTACGCCGGTGGCGCCGTCCGCGCCGG